GATCTGGGGTGGTTTGCTCTCTCTCTCCACCCTAGATTTAATGTCTTACTATTTCAAAATATTTAAGGTCAGTATCTTTTTTAATACTTGTATAAGAATATTCATAATCAATTAAATCTACATCTTCTCTTTTTTTGATTTCTTCAATCATGTTATTAACTTTAGTGAAGTGTGGAAAAGTGTCTATGAATTTAAAATGAATATAACTGCCTAGTGGATTGTTTGAGGTTTCTAATTGTATTTCTAAATCAGTAATTACAGCATCAACTTTTATTTTATCCATTAGGATAATATACTATTTTTTCTTAAATGCTGAAACACCTTTAATACCTAATACAGAAGAATAACCACCAATGATTAAACCTTGTAGCCATAAAGGAAATCTATCTATTTGGTCAAAGAAAGCATCTAGTTTAGCAATAATTTCAGGGTCATCAGAAAATACACCCCAACCAGCGACCAAGAGTGGGATTGAGATTAAACAAAGTACGATTTCGTCTTTATAATCGTTTGCTTGATGTTCTTTGATAGTTTTAACCATTTCGATCTCTCCATCAATAACTCTTTGCATTTGTTTTTTTTCTGCAATACTTTCTAATACTCTAGTTTCTTTTTTATTCTTATAAACTTGACCAGCAGTAGAAATTCCAAATTTTAAAAGATTTAACCACATATTAAATTCCTGTACTAAAATAAATTAAAGTTATCCAATATAACACAAGACCAGAATATATTAAATGAGTAAAGTTCATTCAGGCTTAATATTCCTTATTTTTTATTTTGCAATAATTGAATTTGAAGATCGCAATAATGTTTGATTTTTTCTAAATCCTCTATGCCATTTTTATTCTCAAATCTGCAAATATACTTAATCACACAACCCTGAATAAAGGATAGCTTATTTTTAACTATAAACTCAATAGGTTGGATTTTATACTCCTTATAGTGCTTACCACCTATTTGCTTATCAGTAGCCTTTAAAATGGCTCTATGGGGCTTTAAAGACATATTTTAAAACAATTTACCTATCCAATGTCCCTTTTTATCCAAAATCATAGGTTCAAGGATTGGAATACCATTAATGATAACTGCTGTACCAATTACAGGTCTAGCTTTTTGTAACTTATTATATTTAAAAGCAAGTGCTTTAGGGTCTATTAAACAACCACATTGTAATCCAAAGTATAAACCCAAACTATTGCCATACCACTTACAACCATAAGATGAATGGTAATGTCCCTGAACTGCACTCATTCCAAGACTTTGTGCAAATTTCCATACATCAGCATTTTTTCCATGACAGAAATAAACTTTACCTAATGGAGTATCTAAAGTTATATCTTCATGCCATTTCCAACCACTTCCAACTTGTAGAAAATCATTATAATTTTTTAAATAAGATTTAGGTATTCCATATTTAAATGCTCTACGAAAAACTAAACTTCCATGATTAGAATCTAACAAATCCATTTTAGGAAACATTTTTTCTAGTTCTTTAATTTTAGGTAATGCTAACTGAAGTTCATCTCCCGAACTTGGCATCTCGCTATCTTTGTCATGAAACGACATTCCAGCATTATCAACTTCATCACCCAGATGAATTACCCTATCAAATTTTTTATATTTTTTAGTAAGTGCTTTTAAGAACGGAATTAAAAATTTATTTTCGTAGGGTATGTGAGTATCGCTAATAATCAATATTGATTTATAAATCATACAAGTATTTGTTGTATATTATTTTGATAAAAAGTAAAGCACTTGAGCAATAAACACTAAAGCTAAAGCACTAACTCCACCAGCTATCCAAAATAAAAGTTTATCAAATTTATCGTTTATCTTTTCCACATCTTGATGCAAATGAAAAATATGATTTGACTTCAAATTTGTAATTGATTTTTTTAGACCTTCTATATGACCATAGATACTTATTAAATGTTCAGAAGTATTTTTTGGTCTTTTAGTCATTAGCTTTGAACTACTTTCTCTAGTATTAATTCAAACCCAGCACTAACTGATGATGTTGCACTAGCTTTAGCAACTAATTCTAAATCTGTCTTTTCTGTAAATTTAACAGGAACAGCATAATTCTTTTCTATAAATCCACCTCTTGTAGTTATAAATGCTCTTGTGTTCCAAACATTACCATTGTCTATTTCTTTTGAAATAAATCTAATTTCATTTTCTAAATCTTTAGAACTACCTAAATCTATTTGCATTAAATAAGCATTATAGTTTCTAGGGATTGTATAAACACACATCAAAGTTTGACCATAACCAACACGAATTTGAGCAACAGTTGTAGTTGATACTGTTATTGTAATTGTTCCAACATTTGCAGTTCCTGTATTTGCAGTTATCATTACTGCTCTAAATACTCTGATAAAATTAATTGTTCCAGCACTTCCACCAATAGTCAAAGTTTCTTCTGCAAAATCATAATTAGAGTCTAAACCAAATATTTTAACTGTTCCTGTATTGTCATCTGTATCTGATGAAGTTGCAGTAGCAGTACCAGAAGAAGATGGATAGGTGTATGTGTTATTCCCGTCCCATACTGTTTCAAATGCACCACTTCCTACAGCAGTATTTAATCCAAATTTATGTACTCCACTAAAATTACCAACATTACCTCTTTGAATAGATAATCCTATTGGTGCAAATGTGTTATCGAATAAACTCATTTCTTTTTACCTTTTTTCTTCTTCTTCTTTTTCTTCATTGGTCGTTTATTAATAAACTCACTTAAAGTTTTTGTTGTTGTATATCCGTTCATTACTTTTTCTTTCTCGGTTTATATTTCTTAATAGCTTTAGAAATAAATATGTTCTTATACAAAGAAACCTTTTTACCAAACTTTTTATCTGCTGTTCTTTTAGCTGATTTATATGCTTTAGACTTCTTATTAAAAGACTTAGGCTTTCCTAAACTCTTTGGTCTAGCTTTGGCATATATAGGCTTCTTCTTCATTACTTCTTCTTCTTCTTTTTAGTCATCATTTTAGATTTCTTTTTAGGTGGACGACCTTTTTTACTTCCGTAAGTTCCTTTTCCCATTGGCATAATATTCTCCTATTTGTTTGCGTTTCTCATTGTACTAGCCAAACTCTCACATCTTTTTGTGGTTTGTTTGTGCCAATTACTGTCTATCATTTCTTCACTAGCTTTTAAATAGTTTTTTTCTCTTAATGCTTCCCACATCTTTTTGAATTTCATAACTCTAGGTTTGCCTAATTGAAAACACATTTCAACGATTACACCAAAAACTATATGATTATGTTCTATTTCTCTTAATAATTCTCTAGCTGAATCTACTGCTATTTTAAAATCATTATCAAAAACTTCTTCAAGAACTTCTTTAGGATAAGCAACACCCTCAACAAAATTATCAGAGGGTAATAGAAGATGACCATAACCAATAGTAGAAAAACCCAAACTATCGGAATAGACAGTATCCCTAAACCCTTCATGTTCTTTAATTCGCTGTTTAATTTCTTCCATATATTGTTCTTCCAATGTCTAAGAATGTTTATGAATTTTTTCATTTAAACCTTTATGGTTTATTGAATATTAATAATTAATTAATATTATTAAAATCTAATTTAGTAAATCCAAATTTTTCTATAGTAGATAAATCCTCTACATCTGTCCAAATAGGTTCTAATTTTTCTCCATTATAATCAGGTTCATTATAATTTTCAGGATAAGTTTGAGTGTCTTGTTGTCTAATCATAGTACCTTTAAGGATTTTCATAAATTCTGTATGCTCAGGTGTATCTTTAATTTTATTCAAATCTGCTCTTGTATTAATATTGTATTTCATAATTTATACTTTAAATCTTTTGATTATATTGTCAATATAACATTTAATATTATGGCTATTACTCCATTGGATATGACCATGCCAACTAGCTAAAAATCTAATTAATTTTCCGTAATCTTGATTTGATAAATATTTATTAACCTTTCTTTTAGCACGAACTACACTTTGTTTTCTTAATAATTTATAACTTTTTCATATTTTTCCACAATATTCATTTGTTTATGGTTAATCGTTAAGTCTTTAATAATGGCTTTTGCCATTATTCGTTTGTTTTATGATCACAGACGCCACGAGACCCAAGATCGGGATTAGAAAACGTTGGAGCATAACTCCAGTCCGAAGAACGAGAACCAGAATTCGAAGTATCAAGCCAACGCCCCCCAAGGAACACGGCGTTAGATAAATTATAAGTTGAACCTCTGCCTTCAGTATTAGCAGTATAAGCAGACGAACCATATG